AGTGCCTTATCCTAAAGCAATTACTGAGCTGCCCCCTGCTAAAGATCGTTTAGCTGCTGCAGAGCAAAGCATTCGGGATCAGAAGGCAGCCCTTGCAGCCCAGAAACAGACCCCACCAAGTACCAAGCCTGCCGCTCCTAAAGTTGCTCAAGCAGCGGTTGTGCCTGTGAGTCCGCAGCAGCAGATGGCATTTCCTGCCATCCCAACTGATGAGCAGCTTGCTGCCGCAGGTCAGAAGGCTATTGGAATGTTTGGTCAAAATGTTCCGCAAAGATTTAGCGAGACAGAGAAAGAGATTGGGAAGCGCACCCAGAATCTAAAAGACCGCAGGAAGTCTGCGCTGAACGAAGCCCTGATGATGGCTGGCATTGGAGTTCTAAAATCCAAGTCTCCGGGGCGCTATTTTGGCGAGGGAGCAGAAGAAGGTATGCTGGCTTACCGTCAGAACATGGCAAATGTTCGCGCTGGTGAGGACTCGATGACTGACGTTAGGCAGAACCTTGCTCATCAACAGCTCATGCAGGACCTAGCCCAACAACAGATCGGTCAGACAGCGCAACAACGTGCGCTAGAGATGTATAAATATGGGAATGAAGCTGCTTATCAACAAGGGCAGCTTGCAAACGTACAAGAGCAGGTAAGGCAGGCTGGGCAAAAGCTTCCTGCAGAAATTTATGCTCTAGAACAAACAGGTAAATATCATGCTGGGTTAGGGGAATATTACAGATCTGGAGCTGGCGCTGGAGTTAGAGCTGCAGATATCGACCCAAGAGTATTGATTAAGGCTCAAGAGCAGGCGGCAATGGAATTAATTAGTCAAAAAAACAAGCCGGGGTATGCTGAGAAGTTGAGAGACTTAACCAATCAATATATTGCAAACATGAACCAGACTGGTATACCGGGGGTTCCGGGTCAGCAAGTCTCTAATCCACTTAGAGGGGTTGGTGGTCCGGGCGCTCAACTGGTACTACCTCAATAATGGCATACGAAATAGATCTGCCGGACGGGTCTCGTGGGCTAATTCATGATAATGTTCCAAGAGCCAAGGCTCTAGAGGCTGCACAACGCGCCTATCCAGAAGCATTCCCACCTCCACCTACAGCTTTTAGTCAGGCTTTAAACGCTCCAAGGAATATTGCAAGGGGAGTTGGGTCTGGTCTGGTCCAAGCTGTAGGGGGGTTAAGCTCTCTCCCATACGCCGCTGCTCGTTATTTCAATCCAGAGATGACTCCGTTTGCAGAGACGGGCTTTGGCAAATCCGTCACAGAAACAGAGCAATCATTAGCCCCGACCGATGAAGGTCTTGGGTCTCAGTTTGCACATGGCTTGGGTACATTCGGATCAATGCTTGGTCCGCAAGCTGGTTTAAGAGGGCTTGGGACAGTAATAAAGGGAGTTGCTCCTCGCGCAGCAGCCCCTGTAGCGGTGGCTCAATCAGCCGGTCTAGGGGCAGAAGAAGCCCGTCAGCGGGTAGAGACCGCTCGTGCTGAAGGAAAGATAATCAGCCCCGGTCAAGAGTTCGGAGCATTGGCTACCGGCGCTCCTATCGGTCTAACAGAACTCCTCCCAATACAGAATCTATTCAGAGCCACTAAGGGTCTGTCTAAACCTTCTGACTTAACTGCGCTTGCTTATGGCAAGAGAGCGCTACAGCAGGGCGCTGTAGAAGGCGTACAGGAAGCAGGCTCTGGAGTCTTGCAAGACATAGCCGCTCAACAGATATACAACCCAGACCAAGAGATCGGCGGATCAGCCCTTAAAGAAGGGGCAATGGGTGCTGGGGTAGGAGCAGTAGCTCAAGTAGGTCTGGATCTAGTTCTCAGGAAGGACATCCGCAAAGCCTACCAAGCAAGCCTAGCCAAGAAGGATAAGGAAGAGTTGGATAAAGCTATGCAGGCGGCTAAGGATACCGCTGATGCAGATGCTGCTTCACGCCCTAAAGAGAAGATGGCGGCTGCACAAGACAAGCATCCTATCTACAACCCGTTAGGCAACTTCTCAGCCCAGAAGCAGACCGTTGCTGATGACGGGACCACAACCCAGTCAGCAGGTTTAAACGCAGATCATCTGGCATTCATTAACAAAACAAGGGCAGAAGCAGGCAAGCCTCTACTGAAGGCGTTCTCTGTAGAAGATCTGTCTGATGCCGGTATGCCTCAGCAAGAAATCAGCAATCTAATTGCAGAGAAGATGGGGTTTGTCCCTAGCGATACAGATGTAGCTAATGCTCCTCAGCACATAGCAACCGTTTTAAACATCGCCGGACAGAAGAATGTAGATGCTAACTCGCAAGGGTTCAGAGATTTCCTTCGTAGGTCTACAGGAACGGATGATTTAAACAGTATGAGTCCTCCTCAACTGTTCTCTGCTATCAAAGCTGTCAGTGCATTGCCTATCTCGAAGACTCCTTTGCAACTGGCAGGCACAAGCGCAACGCGCTTCTCGGAAGAGCAATACGATGTAGCGATAAAGAATTTAAACGCTGACCATACAGAAGACAACGCTCTCTCGTTAGCGGACACTATCGATAAGATCAAGGGCTACACTGGATTGAAGAACGATGTGGATGCAGAGTCATTACTGCATACCGCAGCCGGTCGGGGCGACCTGTACGCAAAGTCATACCCCAACCCAGACGGGACGACTAATATCAATGTGCATGTTCCGAACGCCAACAAGGTAGCTGGCGGTCCTGACGTTAGAGAGAACACATACGCATCTGATTCTGTGCCTGAGTCTTATGTAATTAAGACATCGCAGGGTGATCTAGAAGAACATGCAACCGAAGAAAAGGCTAAGTCAAGACTCGACACCCTTGCCACTGCGCGGCAGGGTCTTGCGGTCAGGAACACCAGAGAGGCGGCTAAACTAGGGGACCAGATTGCCCAGAGCCAGACCGAGCTAGACACAATGGCTGCTCAGGGACTGACCAATACCATTGAGTATCAGACCAAGGCTGCAGGCTTAGAAAGCAAGAACCAAGCAAAGCTCGCTAAGATAGAGAGTTTAAACGCAGCCGCTGAGAATTTGGCAGAGCCTCTGACGGTGGAGCCTAGAGGTGAGAAGATCACCACCAAGTCTGACTACACTCTGTACGATAACAACGAGGCAGCCGGAACATTCGACAGTAGAGAAGAAGCGCAAGCACATGCCGTGTCTAAACTTCCTGACGATACCCTGCGTCAGATAATAGCCGCTGCGCCTAACCAGAAGGGCAACCTAGCCGCTGAGTTGAGCGTCATGGCTCAGGATGAGCTGAAGGCTAGATACGGCTCTGTAGAGGGTATACGCGAACCTCATATGGTTGGTAACAAAAAGGCAGAAGAAAGGTTGTTAAGTGCCGGTATGTTTACTGGACGCTTCAAAGAACAGGCAGCAGAGTTAGACAGAAAGCTTCGTCCGCTGATGACTCGTCTTGGCTTGGGTGATCTGCATTTAAACATCGTTAACGCAATCAGAGCAAGCAACGAATCTACGGCAGACGGCGAGTATTCCAAGAAGCTAATAAAGATTGCTATAGATGCCGAGAAACCAATGAGGGTTCTAAGGCATGAGGGTGTCCATGCCCTTATAGAGTTGGGTGCTTTCTCTAAAGACCAGCTGAGAGTCCTAGAGAACAAAGCCAAGTCTGAGTGGATCAGCAAATACAATATCATTGAAAGGTATCAGGGTTTAAACCTCAGCCCAGAGGCATTGATTGAAGAAGCCATTGCTGACGCATTCTCTGACTTTGATCAGACCAAGCCTCCAGCAGGTCTTATCGGCGCTGTGTTTAACAAGATCAAGTCCTTCATGGAAGCGTTAGGCAACAGCCTTGACGGGATTGGGTTCCATACAGCCGATAGTATCTTTAGCAAGGTGGAGGCTGGTCGCTTACCCGCCACCAGAGAGCCAACCTCTATGGAGCCTAAATACGGCGCGTTTGAGTATCCCTATGACAAGTCAGTGAAGCTCAAGAAGACCGGCTCGGGGGTATGGGGCGGCAACGGGATGGGAACGAGTAAAGCGGATTGGTCTGTTGTTGGTCATCCGAATATAACGATGACCGGAACTAAGGCTGGATATATCGTGAAGGACTCCAGTACTGGGCATAGAACTGTAGCTGACTCTAAGTCGCACGCCCTTTACAAGATATCAAAACTCCTTGGCAAGGATGAGGCTGGATATACGGACACCTCAAAACCATCTACAACCACAACAACAGGAGCGTTCTCTCTGAGAGAAGGACCACCTAAACCGTTGGGTGAGAAGCAAGCTCGTATCTACGCTAGTGAGCTTGAGAGACTGGTCAAGAGAGTTGGCGAGAGGATTGCAGGGATGGAGTCTGGGAAGACTCTAGAGGACGTTAGAGCGGCTGTTAAGAAGTTACAGCAATACACTAACGAGGGAATTAAAGGAAAGGAATGGTACGAAGATTCGGCTAAAGCCATCTTGAATGCCTTCAATGGAGACAAGGTTCTTGCTGAGAAGTTCTTCCAAATCATTTCAATCACCTCAGCCAATACAGAGGTTGCTGCTAACTTTACCAAAGCATCTAAAGCATGGGAGCAGTTTGCCCGTGGTGCTGAGATTAAGGTTGGCACAGGAAGAGAGAATAAGGCTGTTAGCGACCTACTGAATTTTGGTATTGACTGGGATGGTCGTAAGACAAATACCTTCTACTCGAACTTCATGGATGCAATGGAAGGAAAGGACAGCGGTCGTTCTACCATTGACCTCCACATGACACGGATGCTGTTTGACCGCGACACCCCTACAGACGCTCAGTATGAATTGGCTGAGAACTTGGTTAGGTTGGTTGCAAGCAAACGGAATCTGCCAGCTAGACAAGTTCAAGCTGCCTCTTGGATAACACAAAAAGCTAAGACAATATTTGAGCGTTATCGTGCGAAGGGTTACAAGAAGGCTCTGAGTGATGCTCAGTTGCGTGAGTACGCAATGGAGATGGCAATCGTAGATTACTCTCATCTACTGGGTAAGCGCACAACTCCCCTACCTGTAACAACGAAGCTACAGAAACCATCCGCAGAAACTAGAGCAGAGACTCATGTCATAACCGGAGAAGTCATACCATCCGTATCTTCTGAGATGGGACAGGTCGCAGAATTAAAGCATAAAGCCAAAGAAGATTTAAACAAGATAATTCTAGACTCAGGCGCTATTCAAGGAATGGCTCGGGCGCTTAACCTTAAAAGCAAAGTTAGGGTATCAGTTGGGAGCGGAGGATATGCTGGAGGCATCACCCCTAATCTAATTGTTCATGTTCATCATGATGACCCAGCGATAGCCAAGCAAGATGCAATGGCCTTGTCGCAAGCAATGACCTATGCATTTAAACAAGATGCAGTTCCATTCTTCCGAGCAGACCCAGCTCTGGCTGACAAAGCGCAGCTAGGATATCGGTTTAGATTTAAACGCAAAGAGCTAACTTTGACGCAAGAAAGAAAGATGTTTAAAGCTCTTCAAGAAGAGCTTGGTCCATTGGCTGGATATACAAAGACCCGTGCCAATGAATTGGTTCTGATAAACTACACTGGATCAGATGCGTTTGTTGAGTCTGCTGAAGGGTTTGCAGATATTGCAAAGCGGTTTGAAACTAAGATTAACGAGATTGCCGAACTAGAAGACACTTCAGTGTTTGGCGCAGAATCGGAGTACCCATATCATGACTGGACAGAGCAGCCTGCTGGAGAAGATCTTATCAAAGGGCTTCAAACTAGCGAAGCCGGACGATCCAATATACTCAGAAGGCTGGACGATGTCCGTGAATCCTTCAAGTCTTCTGCCAGAGAAGCGGTTAGGTCCGAAGGCAAAGAGCCAAGGTTCTCCCTCCGCCAAACAAAAACCCCAGAGTTTAAACAATGGTTCCGTGACTCCAAGCAAGTAAACGCAGACGGAACTCCAAAGCGCTGGTATCACGGCACGGCTCAAGATATCTCTAAGTTCAAGCCCAAGAGGGCTGAAGCTATCTTCTTAACGGAAGATCCTGAGTTCGCAGAAGATTTTTCTGCTTTATCAGCCGTATGGATGTCTCAACATTCAGATGAGCTATTAAGCCCAAAGCATCAAGCGGAGCTTAAAGTTATTCGTGAAAAGATATATAACGATCCTAAATTCAACGGCTACCGTGGCAAAAGCGATGATGGGTTATGGAAAGTCGATGCGCTTAATGAAGCCACAAAAGAATTTGTTCTAGATAAGCTAAATTCTGGCGAGAACATCATGCCTTTGTATGTAAGGGCAGAGAATACATTTGATTATGAGAACCCTGCTCATATGAAAATTCTTAAACAGACAGTAACAAATAGACATGCTAAGGAAGACCAAGTTGCAGCAAAAGTGCTTCAAGGAAGAGATTTGGCTAGACTTGAAAGGGGGGATTGGGAAACCATAGAAACCCCTGACATACAGAAGGCAATCAAAGCGGCTGGGTTTGATTCATTCTATGCTAAAGAGGCTGGTCGCAAGAACCTCGCTGTATACAGCCCTAACCAAGTTAAGTCTGCTGTAGGAAATACCGGAGCATTCTCTCGCAGCAATGATGATGTCAGGTATTCCATTAGATCCAACTCTGCTCAAACAAAACCACAAGGCAAATGGGACGAGGAAAATTCCGACCTAAGCCCAGACATGACTGCGGCTATTAACCGCACCACTACCGCCAGAAAGAATGAAGGCTGGTCTGACAGGATAGCAGCGGCATTCTCTCCAAGATCCTTCACTGCGTTTAGACAGGCATTCATTCATGGCGCTGACTCTATTTCTAATCTCACCAGAGAGTCTGCTCTTCAGTTCGGAGAACAGGAATACCATGCTGATCGCTCTGCGATAGCAGCCGTTGTATTTGCTGACCGAGCCGCAGGCATAGCTGCCTCCTCCTTTGTTAACGGTCCGCCTGTATATAAGAATGGGTTCGCTTCAGTTCCTGAGAACAGCATTGTCAGGGGCTTGATCCCAATCCTAGAGCCGATAATGAAAGGCGGCGCACACATGTTCCAGCGGTTCCAGTTCTATGCTGGCACACGCCGAGGCAGCAGGCTCATGTATGAAACAAGGGTAGGGAAAGATGGCAAGACCATCACCTCAACCCGTGAACAGAACTTCACCAAGGAAGACATAGAGCGCGGCAAGATTCTGGAGAAGATGCATCCAGAGTTTAAACAAGTCTTCGCTGAGTACCAGCAGTACAACAATGGTCTGGTCCAGTTCATGAAGGACACTGGAGTTATCTCCGCTAAAGAAGCAGAACTCTGGACGAAGAACTGGGACTACATTCCCTTCTATCGCCAGATGGATGGAGACCGTATAAACGCTCCAGCTATATTCAGCTCTATCTCAGGCGTTAAGAAACCCAAAGAGTTGAAGGGTGGGGAGGCTCCATTAGCCGACTTCATGGAAACAGTGATACGGAATTCTCGTGCGGCTATTGAGGCTGGCATGAAGAACGTAGCAGGACAACGTACCATCAGAGATCTGCAGCGTTTAAACCAAGCCTCTGAAGTCCCACCTGCAACCAAGGGATACGACATCGTATCTATTAAACAAGCAGGCGTTACCAAGTTCTACAAGGTGGATGACAGTCTGGTCTATGAAGCTCTCAAAGGTCTAGATGCTCCTCATCTGCCCTTTGTTGAAATATTAGCAAAGCCAGCCAACTTCCTGAGAGACATGGTGACCAAAGACCCCGGCTTCATGCTGGCTAACTTGGCTAGAGACTCGATGCAGGCTTGGGTAACGTCCGGTGTAAACATGACTCCGCTGTTTGATACATTTAAACAGGCAGGGAAAGCTATGCTTGGGTCTAACCCAGAAGCCGCAGCTTTGGCTAGGTCTGGGTACTTCACAGGATATGACTTTGCAGGGGACACCAAGTCCTCAGCCGCTGCTGTAGAGAAAGAACTCCGTAAGCGTACAGGTACTCAGACGGGAGCAGAGAAGGCTCTCATGCCCATCTCTAAGATAATGGATGTTCTGGACAAGGGAGCGCATATCTCTGACCTAGCGACTCGTTCAGAGGTCTACAAGAGGGTTCTGGAGGAAACAGGAAATGAGGCAGAGGCAACCTATCAAGCGCTAGAGATCATGAACTTCAGCCGCAAGGGTAACTCAGCCCTGATCAGAATCGTAACGGCTCTTGTGCCATTCATGAACGCTCGTATACAGGGGCTGGATGTTCTGTACCGGACAGGCTTTGGGCGATCAGCCACCGTACATAATCAGAAACAGAAGAAACTGTTTGCGACCAGATCCCTAACGATACTTGGCTTAACAGCCATGTATCTTGCCTTAGCCTCAGACACAGAAGAATACAAGAATGCCACCCCAGAAGAGAGAGATAACTACTGGATACTGGGCGGCTTAGGAAGAATACCAATCCCATTTGAATTGGGTGTGTTGTTTAAAGTGTTCCCTGAGCGCATCTACCAACATGTCTGGGGCATGGATACAGGGGCAGACCTAAGACAGTCCATCGCTAGGAACGTCACCTCTACGCTGGTGATGAATCCAATCCCACATGTTGCTATGCCTATCGTTGAGAACATAGCCAACTACTCGTTCTTTACAGGTCAGCCGATTGTAGGGAAGGGCATGGAGGATGTTTACACGCCTTACCAAGCTAACCCAAGCACATCCCTGCTGGCTCAGTTGGTAGGCAAAGAAACAAATCAGTCTCCTCTGAAAATAGATAACCTGATTCGTGGATACACTGGAACAATTGGAACATACGCAGTCATGATGCTAGATGCCGCCATGCGTGGTGAGGGTGATGACGTTAAGGCGACCAAGACGCTAGAGCAGATGCCTGTGTTTAAACGCTTCATGACCACCAAGCAGGGTTCAGGAACAATCAACGCCTACTACGAACTGAAGAAGGAAGTGGATACTGCGGTGAAGACTGTTAACTTCCTAGAGAGACAGGGAGATTACGAAGAGCTTGCTGTATTCCAAGGCGGTAGAGGCGGGAAGCTGCTGGGTATCAAGGACTACATAAAGGGCTTAGACGAAGAGATGAGCAGCCTAAGAACCTTCAGAAGAGAAGCAAGACGGTCTAAGATGGACCCAGACAATCTTGCTGAGATAGAGTCTAATATTAAAGATGCAGAAATAAACGTAACGAAGAATATACAATTCGTTAAGAAGGCGCTCGACTAAGCCGCTCCTGTTTCCTTCTTGCCTCTTCTTTTTTCTTACATGCCGCGCACTGAGATCCTATTCTCCGTCCGGTGAATCCGTACTTCGGCAGCATGTCTTCTTTCTCAAACATCTTCTGACATCTCATACAGAACTTTAACATGTTGTTTTATCTGCTCGAAAAGCTCCCACTCCGTACCGTATCTGGATTCAAACTCTGCCTTCCACGGATGGCGTGAGACAAACTGCTTGTTATTAAAGCCAGCCCTATGGTGCATGGGGCATAGCGGGATAGTGTGGAGATCGTCTATCCTCCGACCGTTCTTATGAATGTGATGTATGTCAGAAGGTGAGCTAACGCCTAGTGTGTTAATACACACGATACAGCCGATATCATGCAGATATCGTTTCCATTCAGTGACCGTCATTGTTATACATAGAAGTGATGGAGTCCACAGGTTGCTATTAATTTTAGGTTGTTCCAGCTTGCTGGCTTTGGAATGTAGGTAGCATGAAAATGGGTAGCGTTGAATCGCTTAGTCGAATAGATCGAAGCCTTAGCAGAACTCTCCGCCCTCTTCCAATGCTCACTGTTTATATCTGGTCTGAACTGTGGCTTCAAGACTCCGTTCTCCATCTTCTCTGGAACCCATGAGAACTGGTATGGGGCTAACACAGTCTTCCTTACGTCCATGTCTGGAGACCGGTTCATGACTACATCCGCCACATACTGTTGACACTTGTCAGGCTCAGACCTAGATTCGAAGTACACTGTTAGGGTTAACCACACCAATAGTTCCGTCATGAGCATCCTCCTTGAAACGTCTAAGTTTAGATTGATCCATTACATATCCATTGCCATGCCCTAGATCTTTAATGTTCTCATCTTTTCTTAACTCGCTAGAATAGACCCATCCGGGGAAGTTAACTGAGCTGTCCGCTACAATTGCTAGAATATATATATCGACAGATGCATTTTCTTTTAATGTGCAAAGAAGTCTGCCATTGGGAAAATGAGTGGACTTAACATCATATTTAAACTTCCCCATAACCCCGTCTGCTGTTCCGCTTCTAGGGGACAACCCAAAGTCTGGGAATATGTTTTGATGTTTAGCAAACGCATACTCCGCAGCAAACCCCATTACATCCGCATCAGCACCGTCTTGATCACCTTGCTTTACATCAACCACGTTAGCAGCACGAGCTATCAATGACCGGCTGCGACCAACAAAATTGATGATCAGCAAATCTTCTTGAGTCAGGTTAACTATCATGCGAAAAAGAAGCCAATAACATAAGCGACTAATATCAAAATAACAATCACAGGAACTGATGCTATGAATATCATCAGCCCCTCATGGGCTGACATCTTGCGTTTAAACTTGGTAGTCATTTCATGTCCTCCAGTTGGCGTATGTAGATATCTAATTCTTTGATTCTCTCTGCTAGGCTATAAGCCTGTGACCGCCATGTATCTCTGTTCCCCCTGAGATTGTCTATGTGAGACTGCATAGCAGACTTGCAAATAATAAACTCCAACTCTTTGTTGGGGATCGTGTCATTTTGGCTCATTCATTTTCTCCTTGCCAATGTTCGCACTCACAAACATATCTGCCTGCATTGTGTGATGCATTCCGTGCGAATCCATGCGGCGCATCTGGATGAGTTTTGCATTTAACCCCACCATCATCAGCTCCAGATACAAACGAGTGGCAAGTCTCCTTGTCGTAATTCTTCAAAGCAATATAAGCAGTATCCAAATCGCACCAAACAGCATCAGCAGCAGAATGAGTATTAACATTCCAAGCATCCCTAGCATCCTCCACCGCCTGCTCCAGTTCTTCTCTAGTTTTCATACGCCCCACGCCTCTCTCTTAGCCCTAGCAGCATCCCAATGATCATCAATAGCTAAACAAGCAGCAGTATAATTAGAATAAGCAGCAGTAACTAAAGCGGCATTCTCCCCAGCAGCATCCAAGGCAGCATCTCTAACGGCAGCGCAAGCAATCCTAGCATCAGCCCAAGCAGCTTCATCTGCTTTCTTTTGATCTTCTTTGCTCTTTACTTCGCCTTGCTCATAGATATATTCATCCCATTTTTCTTGATCTTCTTTTTCCACCCGCTGACCATTTAAACGCCGCTCCCAAGCTTCTTGCTGATACTTGTCTATTAATTGCTGATCCCCTGATAACTTCTCCATCAGCACGCGATTTCTATCCATAGACTTCACAAGCATCTCATCTAGGTGTGCAATTCTGTCCTCATAGAATTTCACCCAACTATAAAACTCGTCTGGGTTACTCTCTAATTCCCGCTTGGTCTTATCAGCAACCATTTGTGCAAACGCCACTAGGTGTTTAGTGTTAACGTGCCACACCCTGCCCTTGGGGTCTTGGTCAATCGCATCACGCAGCATTTGTGTTACCTCAGCTTCATTCATGCGCCCTCTCCAGTTTTAGTATATCCAGCGTCAGCTTTAAATCTCTTCCAAGGTCTCTCGTCCTCATACTCCTGCTGAGTCCATTGGGCTAAAGAAGCGCCATCTAATGGCAGCGGCTCAAAACACTCCTCAAAGTCCTCTACCGGTATAGTTGAATACACTTCTCCAGCGCCACTTTCACCCCAGAATATCCCTCCACCTGTAATCCTTTTGTACTCACATTCATGCGGATTTAGCAGCTCATCTATTGACCAGAATAAATCTTTGGTTGTATCTGCAACGAGAAACCCTACTAACTCATCTGTATCAATTAGCCTAACAATGTATGCGCTCATGTTAATCATACCTCCCAGCGTTTCGTTTAAACTCTCTAATCCTGTTGCCGCAGATATACTGCATCAGCGTCCACTGCATACCTCCCAACAGGCGCTCACCAGTCTCTGCCTCGTTTGTATCTATCGGAGAGATGCTGGTCAACTGACATAACTCTACTTGAGTTAACCCAGCCGCCAGTCTCAATGTCTTAACTGCTTCAGGTGTCTGTATCATTTGTCTAGTAACTTATGAATGGTTTTGTTTTCATTGTTAATGTAGTAACGCCGATGGTTCTGTGCGCCAGTAAACTTAATAGCCTTCTGATCTAACAAAGCCTTTACGCTATACCCTACTGTAGCCTCAGAGATTATGATCCCTCTCAGAGCCTTATCTATGAAACATCCTCTAGTTGAGCCGGGATGAACCGCTATGTACTTGAGAATAAGCCGCATAGCTTCCGTCTCTCTCTTGATCGGCTTTGCCCTGCTTGCTCTCTTGTAGTCTCTCTTCGAGAGAGTCCTTGCAGTGTTAACCTCAGCCGCAACATTCTTCTTTCTGGTGGAGATCTCAACAGACTCCAAGATGTCAGCAGCCATGCCATGCAGATGATTCAGCCGATCCTGATACTGCGCCCCGCAGGGATAGGTATTAATCAAGCGACCCATACCGCACCGTAACAAAGTAAATGTCGTTCTTCTTGTAATGACCCTCAATGCGAGGAGATTGATAAGCAAGCTGTTCCTTCATGTAATCCTCAGCGGTCTTTGTCGCAGCCTCTAAGGTCTCGCCAGTGAATGTTCTAGTTTGCATCTGCAACACCTTGTCTATGTTTAAACGAATCGATGTCATCGCAGACTAGCTCACCGAATGACTTACCGGATGGGAACATCATCTGCGCTCCCTTTGTTTCTTTTGCCAATAGCTTCGCTTGCTCAAGACCGTTACTGAACCCTGAGTCATAGTCATTACCTAGCCCCTCCATCCGCATGACAAAGCCTTCACGGGCTATCTGAGACACAGGCATCCTTAGCTTCTTAGCAAACTTCTTTACCTCGTCCCGCAAAGCGGGAGAGATATACACCATCAATGGAACGACTGTTTTAAAACGGGACATTATTTGCTCTCCCTTCAAAATCACGCACAAGATCATCGAACAACTTTTGTGCCGCCTTGTTGCCATTGAGTTCAGTCCTTGACTCTATCAAGCAAGATTCACACACAAATGTGACTGCATTTGCTTCGTTAATTTCTTCACCCAACTCAGGAGCCTCTTCAGCAGCCCATTTCTGGAACTCAGTTGTTCTACATAACATGCCAGCCTGCTTGACCCGATTAAAATATGAATGACCGCTCTCGTCCGATTCTATTTTAGACATAGCGACCATGTATCTAGACCCAATGAAATCCCTCAACAACTCATCAGGGACTTCATCAGGATGGATCTTCACAGTCAAAACATATCCGGTAGCGTCCTGTTTAAGGGCAACCTTCAATACCTCGAACTGCAATGCGTTCATGATAGTTTATGCTCCAGATAATCGATCACCGCCTTGTAGCCGATAGCTTGATGCTCAAGAGAGCTAATCTTGAAGTTAGCATTCTCAAGCTCAGACTCAAGCGCGAGAACATGCAGAGATTCGCTGAGCTTGTAGATTGGCTTCGCTGCTACCTTTGCCGGTCTTCCTATCTTCTTCTTAATCATTGTCATCTCCTAGAATGGATCATCGTTTTGAACTGGCTTCTTTGCACCAGACCCACGGTTCTCATCGAATGGTTGAAACGCTATCGACAGGAAGGTATTGCCCTTGGTTGATAGCTTCTTCCAACCTGACATGCGTAGCTTAATCTTCCCGCCAGTTGCGTTCAGTGCATCAAGATCAAGAGTTACATCACCGTAGTACTCTGGTGCGTTGGGGCTTGTCTTAACGCCAGCCGAAAATAATGTACCGCTGTTTAGATATTCCTTTTGCATTACATGTCTCCTTTTAGTTTAATTGCTTTAATTTCCGCAAATTTGGCTTGCAGTGGTTGATACAGGTTAACAAGATCAAAAGCCTTAACTGCATCGACGGTCACCTGATTAGCCTTCCATAGATCGAACATCTCATCTGCCGTCACGCAAGTCTCAGCCCACTCAATCATCTTCTGACTAAATAGCTCAAAGTTTAAACGCTGGGCAGGCTCGTCCTCAACCTTGGCTACTTCAACTACTGGCTGAATCTTGGTGGTCTTTACTGCTTCTTTCGGTACTGCTTTTAACGGCTGCTTCTTTTCTTCTTTCTTTTCATCTTCACGAGGAACCTCTGGGTCATCCCCAGTCTCCAGCATGAAGGTCTTCAGCAGGGCGTACTTGCTTGCCCCTGTTAAAGCCTTGTAGACACCCTTGTCTCCGCTCTTGTCCTGACCAGATCCAACCGCCTTGAACTGGATGTAGTCACCACTGATATCGAATATCCGATACAGCATCTCTACATGGGTGTTGCCTCTATCATCCAGCCACATCTTTTCTACTGACGGCAGCATGAACAGTCCAGCCTTGATAAGCGCTGGGCGTATTTTCTTAATAGCCGCTGCCTCAGATGCATAGTTGTAATGCTGGAAGTCATTCGTCTTGTCCTTCTGAACGTAAGTCACTTCCTCCATCACTTGCAGCATCTTTGTCACGATGTTGCTCACACCACTTAGCAACCCCACAGTAATTTCCGGTACATCTGATTGATTCTCCGTTCCTGACTTCGACATAACCTTTCTCCTTGTTAGCTAATACTTTTGCTTCGTCTTCACTATCTAAAACACGGATGGCGGTCTTTCTGCCTTCCCTTCTTACTGCATACTGGGTCTGCTTCTCCCAGCGTTCAGATTGGGTACAAAGAGGCAGAGCATCACCAAAGTCATCCAATACCTTGGACTGACGGTGCAGATCTATCCTCTCTCTCAAATACGCATAGGTCTTCTCCAGCGACCACAGGGGCAGATTAACTACCTGTATAGGTGCTTGGGGGTAGGCAGGGTTTCTCTGAGCCTCCCTGCGACTCCAGTCCCTAATCAATGCACAGACCTGTACTCCGACCACGCGCTCCTTCTTGACCGTCTCAACGAGCCATGCATAGATGTTTTGCTGGGCATCCCACTCGAACTTGTCCTGACGTAGTGACCAAGCAGAGGTGAACTTGTAGTCAGTGATGATGATCCCTTCGGGAGTTATCTGTTGTATGTCTATAGCCCCTGAGAGTTTGACTCCATCTACCTCAGCCATTAGCCGCTCTTCAGTGATGCAGTTCTCAGCCTGACCACGTTCAGCAACAACATGAAGGGCAGAACCCATGAGGTTCCATAGCATGTCCGCTACGTCAGTCTCCATGTCTTCATAGTGCTTCTTGCGTAGCCGCTGGATGCGGGGAGGGGATATTATTTCTGTGACACTATAGTCAGATGCTCCCTTACTGTAGTAATCTCTGGATGCCAGAGCAACAAGGGTAGCGGGAACATTATGTATATTGGTAATCTTCATTAATTAGCCTCCGTATGGAAATGGGACAATAACACTATCATGGAAGACATGCAAGCATTATCGTTAACAATTTATGGTGAGCCAGCCAGCAAGTCTAACAGTAGACAGCTAGTATCAATAGGCGGCAGACCGGCGGTCATCAAGTCCAAGAAGGCGCTCGGGTATGCCAAGATGTTTAAACAGCAATGCGTTAGGAGGAAGTTATTGGAGGGGAATGTCGCTGTGCATATCACTATCTACTATGCCAGCCGCAGACCTGATCTGGATGAGAGTTTAATACTCGACCTGTTACAGGACGTAGCCTATACCAATGACCGTCAGGTCAGGGAGAAACATATCTACTGGGGTCTGGATAAGATCAATCCGCGTTGCGAGATAAGGGTGGAAAAAATAAAGGACTCCTTGTGAGAGTCCTTTACCCATCTGGAGGGATGTGCCGCAACCGGAGGCTAATCTGGATTGGTTGTTCGTATTCTAGTACAACCTATAGATATTTGTCAACGCTGTATATGCCTATATAGTCTCCTGCAAAATAAGTTTGCTTTGTTCGTAATTAAGAATAGAATTCATCTTCTGCGTGACGGGAAACGGTGGGCGCAGAATGCATTTACTCCTACCACGGGTTAGTTCTGAAACAGGAGAATGGGCGGCGAAGCCAGCACCCATGAATGAAAAGGCTGGCGGGTCAGCAGGCTCCATTAGGGCAAGCTGTGAAGGCAGACAGTCTCTTCTGACAGGTTGAGGCTAGGTCTGCCCACCAAAAGGGCAGACTTACTTACTGGACGTTACTTATCAGTCCCTAAGTCTTAACTTATCAGTCAAGAGGGCTTTACCCGTGAGAGTCAGAGATTACAAACATGAATACGCCCTTCAAAAGAAGCGAGGGGATGTAGAAGGTTTTCTTGAACGACAGAAAGCAAGACGGCTGTTCGACAAGAAGAAGATCGATAGGTCAGGTAAGGATATCGATCACATCAAGCCCATCCGCAAGGGTGGGTTAACAACAGCAGGCAACCTTAGACTGAGAGACAGATCGAAAAACAAAGGCGATAACAAGTAATTTAACCGGAGGCTATCCAATGAGTAACGAACTTCATGCGTTCGTATCTGCTATGCATGTGGCAGATACAGATCGCGCAGCTTGTCCTAGTTGTTCCCCAACCCGTAAGAAATTCAATGCCAAAGAATTGGTCATCACCCGCACGGGCGATGCTTGGCTCTATCTATGCCATCACTGTGGCATAAGCGGCAGTGTCCCATTCGATAGCACAACCCCACATGTGGAGAGAAAATTGTCAGCCGTTCCCAATATAAAAAAAGAGCCTCTTGATCAAGCCCATTACGATTACCTAGAGACACGCGGTATTTCAAAAGAGACAGCAAACAAGGCAGGACTATTCTCTTCTGAGAAATGGTTCAGCCGTTTAAACAAGATGTCACCTGCCATTGGATTCCCGTATTTCCGTAACGGGGCGATGACCTCAGCCAAGTACCGGAGCATCGAGGACAAGGACTTCACCCAAGATTCCGGTGGGGCGCATGACTTCTTTGGGATTGACCGGATCAATCCCGCTCTGCCTGTGATTATTGTTGAGGGAGAGATGGATGCCTTGACCGGGATGGAGTGCGGGATAGAGAACGTCATCTCTGTACCGGCTGGCGCACCGATCAAGGTGGCTGACGGCAAGGTGCAAGCGAGTGAGGACAAGAAGTTTGCCTTTGTCTGGAATGGATTCGAGGTGCTGAAACAAGCTCCATACATCGTCATTGCAACAGACAATGACTCCGCTGGGCAGGCGCTGGCTGAAGAGTTGGCAAGACGTATCGGCAAGCACAAGTGCAGGCTGGCGGTGTCGGACTACAAGGACTTCAACGAAGCATTCCAGAAAGCGGGGGCAGATGAAGTTAAGCGGATCATCGAAGCGGCAGAGCCGTATCCAGTAGAGGGTTTATCATCTGCTGCCAAGTTTGAAGACCGTGTAAACGATCTGTGGACAAAAGGAACGGGGCAGGGAGTGTCTACTGGGTATTCAAATCTAGACCAGATCTACACCATCTCCCCCGGTCAACTGTCAGTCGTGACTGGGTATCCTAGTCATGGCAAGTCGAACTTTGTAGACCAACTCATGGTCAACCTCGCTCGCAAGCATGACTGGAAGTTTGCCCTATGCTCGTTCGAGAACCAGCCAGAGGTACATATCTCCCGGTTAATGGAGATCTATGCCAATAAGCGGTTCTTTGAGGGTAGTTTAAGGATGAATGAGGCAGAGAAGGATGAAGCGTTCTCATGGGTGCTAGAGCATTTCCTTATCATGGACTCAGAGACTGTAGAGCCTGCGACCATAGACTCGATCCTTGAGCGTGGCATAGCAGCGGTGGCAAGGATGGGGATCAGGGGCATGGTCATCGATCCCTATAACTACATCGACATGAGTGGCACTCAGCTATCCGAAACAGCCGCTATCAGCGATCTTCTGACAAGGGTACAAGCCTTTGCCAAGACCTACGGGGTGCATGTCTGGTTCGTTGCTCACCCAGCCAAGGTGTCAAGGTCGGGAGCAGAACTCCCAAGACCGGACGGCATGAGCATCTCTGGATCAATGGCATGGTGGGCGAAGGCGGACTGCGGGGTAACCATCCATAGGGGTGAGGGTACAAGTGTAGAGGTGGTAGTCTGGAAATGCCGATACAGGTGGGTGGGTACGCAAGGCGAAGCCCTGCTTCAGTACAACAAGACAACTGGGACTTATACACAGCCTCTGGATGACTTCTGATTTATACCTGTTTTGGGATATAAATAGGTATACCTTTTAAGTCGGGCTAGGCAGACATGCTGAAGATAGCTAGCGGGGTTCTGAGTCGGGAAACCCAGTAAATCCCCTAGCCAACCGCCTGACTTATTCACTTTGCTATTCACTTTGCTATTCACTTTGCTATTCACTTTGCTATTCAATTTAGGAGAATAAAATGTTCGCAAAAGAAAAGAGAGATGAAATAGAAAGGACTTTTTCTGCCGCTTCAAATATAAGGGATGTTTGTAAAGCATCATATCTGGATAATCCCACCGACGAGGCTTGGGATGCGGTTATGGTAGCAGATGATTTGTATAATGCAGCGCGGTGCAACAGGGATGTTGCGAGGGGATATGTCGGTACGTCTTGAACCCAATTAGGTACGTCTTGAACCCAAAATGGGAATCTGGGAAACACTGGGAATCCCATTTCTAATACCGCTCTTAATACCGGTATGACCCCTGAAACCCATCACCTACAGGCTTCTTCATACCGGTCTTCATACCGGTATTTACATTATCCTGTTTAAACGGTGACCCTTTTGCAGGTTTTGCAGGTTTTGCAGGTTTTGCAGGTTAGCGTTTTATAATGTTTAAACACTGCTTGTGTACAAGTCCCTGAACAAGTCGCATAAAAAATCCCCATGAGCCGAAGCTGATGGGGACTGGGTCTAGATTATCCAGACAATTACTTGGCAAATAATTAGGAAACACACCCCTAAAAACGTACCCTTTATTAATAAAATCATGCGCCGGTCATCTTCTTGCCATGTGCCAGACCTGTACGCCTTGTCTCTGCCTCGCTTTGCGTTTAAATACGGATGCTGATCTTTAGTTTCGTCTCGCTTCATAGCTAGTACTCCTCTTCGCGTTCTATCAAAGCCGTGAACAACCACATGCCACGGTCACCACGGTTACCCCACTTCCACTGCCTTCTAGAATCCTCAAGCAGCTTGGATGCCGATGCTATGCCCCTCTTAGCCTGCACCTTTGTCAGGTAAAGATAGGCTGCATCGGTATCGGCTGTCCTCAGATTCAATAAATGCCTGACTTCACATTCATGCCGAAACTTCTCAGTGCTTTTCATTGCTCTTGACCCTAGCCTCATCCAGCGTGTCGGACAGGTACATCATGATCATCTCTTTGCTGACCCCTGCCCTGATGCTGGCGCTGGCTATGAAGGTCACCATCACCGGGATGATATCGTCCAGCGACTCACCGTCTATCGCCGCATCAATCTTCTCGATCAACTCCATAAAGGTTCTGCTCATGATTGCCCCCAGTAACAGTTTGAGTAGGTCGATATCAGGGCGATGGTCAAAGCAATTACCAGCACCACCAGATACCCAGTCACCCCGTCTTGTTTAAACTCATCGCTCATGCCGCCTCCTTTGCTTTTGCGATTGCCTTTCTAGCCCTTACAACGGCGTACCCAAATGCAATTGCAGCACTATCTCTTGGACCTTCCCAGATCTTTACCATTGCCTGTAAAGCCTCCAGCAAATCTGGGGCTGCAGCTATCAGGTTGGCATTTTCTTCTTTTTTCATAACGTCTGACTGATTCATGATTCCTCCTCCTGTTCTTTGCGCCATTTGTATACATAGTCATTAATTGCGCCTCGATTTATTCCAATATTTGCATCCCGCGTATAGTCTAAATCATGCAAAATATCCCTAGCATCCTCATCAGAAATAGACAGCTCACCAGCAGCATCTTGTACGTCAGTAATATTCCAGTGCAGCGAAATCCAGTCTCGTGAAAATGCCCGATCAAGCTCATACTGAGCGCATTCGTCTGATACGCTGTCCGGTACTTCTACCATTATTTGCTTCATTCCTAGCGTCATAACTCCTCCAATGTGTAATGGTCTATCTTAAAATCAACACTGTCCCAGCCGCACTCAGCGGCAATACCTCCGTCAAACTCATCCGTATAATAAAGGCAAGTGAGCCGACCATCCGTTGTCTTGCAGTCTGCCGACCACTCAACGACCTCTCCATCATCATTGCCTGTGGGTTGACAGCACATGGACTCCACTAATTCCACAGCCTGCTCGCCAACCTTAGCCACAGCTTCGCCACGGGTCATCTTGATATTAGTCGCGCTCCCAAGATCAAACGGATTGCCCCCAATCAAGTATGGGTTCATAGCGGATACCAAGTTAGGATCGACAGGCAAGATACAGTGAAGATCCAGCTAATCCAAAGCGCTTTTGTAAAGTTTGTCATACTGCCTCCAGTTGTTTAAACATCGGGAAGGATTTCCCCCAATGCCCCGGAGGGGGCATTAGGTGAGAACCTCACAACTTCTTGCGTACAGTCGTAAGCAGGGCATTGAATGACTTCTCTGCCAACTGGGATACGTCTCTCACGCATGTTGCATTTACAAACACCTTGGTGACCTCGTCCGTTGCGATCCCGATAGCGATGATCACGATCCCCAGCTTGTCTGCCAGCTTCTGTAGATGGATCAGGTGATCCTTAATGTAACCCTGTGCATCGGTCAGCAAGAACAAGATCTTCCTTCCTTCCGGTCTGCGATGCAAATCCTCCAACTGAACAGCGATAGCCGAATAGTCAGGGGTGCAACTGCTGGCGCACTGGTTGATGCCGCCCAGCGCCGTTGTAGCACGTTGTGGTGACACGCCCCACGGCTTGAAGTCGATCAGATGCGGGGTCTCGACAACAGTGCCGCCCTCAAGGATTGTAGGTAGCGAACCCCTAAAGCCTGTCACTGCGAACGGTACACGGGCTTGCTGTAGCACCTTCGACAGGTGTATTGCGACAGCCTGTGCCGTAGCGATTCGAGTGACTCTCCTCTTGCCCTCGCCGTGCCGATCATTCATCGATCCAGAGCAATCGATCAAGATCGATATCGCGCTGGTCTCAGCCTCGACCAACTCCCTGCGAGAGAAGATATTGCTGCTACCAGCCGCAAACCTCGTCAGCGCTCTACGATCAAGCCTGCCTGACTCTTCCCGGCTCGACCAGCCCACAAAGTCGAGCGACTTGAGCAACTTCCTCAAATTGTTTGAGGTAACTCCCAGTCCGCTAGGCTTGTGCGCCAGCACTTCGCTGTATGTGTAATCGCATTGTTCTTTGTGCAGTTCCATTTTATTCTCCTAGTAGAAACGCAGTGATTCCCTTGTGGGCTTGCCGATGCTGGGTCTTGGTTGAAGCACGTCAGCCAAGGCGGTCAGAGGGGTGAAGCGACTGGAGATCTTCTCGTCAGGCTCAATGCCCCGACCAATCTCTTCGCTCTCGCCATCTGGGTGAGGGTCATCCTCTCCCTTGCCCTGCCCCTGCCCCTCGCCTTCGCCCTCGTCTTGCCCCTCGTTCTCATCTTGCCCCTTGCCCTCGTCCTCGCCCTTACCCTCGTCCTCGCCTTCGCCCTCGCCAGATTCTGGCTTGCCCTCCGGCTTGCTCTTGGGTTCTGGCTTGTCTTTGGGCTTGTCTTCGGGCTTCTCTGCCTGTGTCTTCTTCAGCCTGCGATACAGTTCAATTGCAATCTTCGCAATCTTCTCCGTGTTCTTGGCTCGACGTGCAGCAACTAAAGCCCATACGATATCGTCAGCATACCGCGACCGTGGGTAGACAGCAGGAGCGTCTAGGTTGTAGCCGTTTAAACGCCGCCCTTCGATAGCCAGTTGGAACGGGATGTTCTTAAAGTCGTCCGGCTCGACGTAGCCATCCTCCAGCACATTATTGACCAGCGACTCGAACAGGGCGCGGCTGTTCGGTGCGTAGCCCGACTTGATCACCCGCCATTCGATCCTAGGATCTTCAAGCCCATTGATCAGGTTCCCGACATATGCGCCATGCTTCAGTCGTGCCAAGTCCCAAGGCTCGTTCTGGGTGAACCAGATATGCCCCAGTTCATGCAGAACATACCCCAACAGGTCGTTAAACAGCGCGACCTGTACGTCCTTGGTCTCGTCAACCGCAGGCAGAATGATATGCGCTTTTCTGCCATCGAACCGAACACCAGCAGTCTTCCCAGCCCATACGATATCCAGCGCCCAACCAGTCTGACCGGAGGCGCTTAACACCCGTTCGAGTGTAGCCTCAAGCCCCCTCTTCGCATCAAGTGCTAACATTAGACACCTCCCAGAGATTGTTTAAACGCTACGATATCGATCTGAGCATTGAACACGCCACGCAACTCAGGTTCACAGTCAGCCGGGAACTTGTTGATGATGGCGTTAACGAAAGCTTGCTCAACAGGCAAGCCCTTCTTGACAGCCCTTGCCCATGCAAATAGTTGGCGCAGTGACGGAGGCTGAGTCAACAGTCCTGCCCTTGCTTTCTCACGCGCTACATTCGCAAACTGGACGATGGCAATCGCGGCATCCAAAGGCAGAGCCGTACGGTTGATGATTAAATTACATTCGTCAGCCGCAGACAGGTACTCGAATCGCAGAGTGAAGCTGAAGCGGTCAAGAAAAGCTGAGTTCTGTTCACGCACCCCAGCAAAGTTACCAGACGTATCGCCATGCCCGTTGGAGTTATCAGCCCCAAAAAACACGACATGGCTTGCGACTGGAATCCTTTCGCCTGTCTCTGCAATAGCGATGGCACGATGAGGGCTACGCTCACATAGACTGTGCAAGATCGACACCGACTGCGCTCTTGCGAACCCGATCTCATCTAGCAAGATGATGCTGCCGGGATGCTGAATGGCTTGCGTGATGATCCCCGCCTTCCATACCACGCTAGAGTTCTCAATCGTGTTGCCGCCAATGAAGTCAGCACGTTCCAGAGCCTCGTCAAAATTGACCCTAAACAACTTGCGCTTTAAACGAGCCGCTAACTGGGTCACGAACTCAGTCTTGCCAGTACCACGCTCACCAGCCAACCAGACATTGTCTGGGAGGACATCGTCCAGAGCGATTAGACTCTGGTGTAGGTGCGATGGGTTGAACACATAGTCATCGACTAACTGGGGGGCTTGTGGATCGCCCCAGACCCCTACCAGAAGGTCACCAAAGTCGACGTCACCGTAAGCAGTGACCGGGAAGATGTCCCCCGCCCGTTGCAGCTTAAATACCCCCACGGTATTCGCCACTTGAGTCAGTCTCTCTGGAGTCACTTCAGTGCGAAACTGATCAAACAGGTTCGCCAGACTGGCTTGAATCTTCGCTTCGTCGGGCTTGCTGATCGCTGCTACACGGGTCTCAAGCTTGCTCGACAATTTCGCAAAGTCGCTGCGAAGCTGGGTGAGAGCCGTGCCGACATCCGCGCTGGTTCTGCCGATCACTTGCAAGGCAGACTCGACTTGAGTCGCTGCACCTTGAGCGGTTGCGCTGATCGCGTTCACCTGTTGGCGCAGAGCATCATCCACAACAGCCCCAGCGGGCTTGGCTACAGATGCCCGGATGTTCAGCACCTGATCGAGACTGAGTGCGCCATGCCATACGAGATCGGCTACGGCAGTCGCTGCGGTTGCTTTGTCAGCACTTGTCAGAACACCAGCCGCCTCTTGTGCTGCATTGAGTTGCCCCAGTGAAAGCAGCACTAATTGCGCTTTAATGGTTTTTAAATTGGTAGTCATTTTGATTAGCCTCCGGTTAGATTACAAATGTGCTGCGGTCATTTGGACAGATCGGTAGACCCTGATCAGCCCATGTCTTGGTGATGCGTATGGTGTAGCCACAACCCGGACATGTTGCCTTCAACAGCCGAGTCGTTTGAACCTTGCGACCTGAGACGTTTAAACGGGCATGAGGATAAGCACCGATCTGGTCGAGCAGATTGGCGAACTTCTCGCGAAACACTTGCCCAGCAACGGTCGCAGTCGGCTTGCCTTCAAGCCATAGCGCTCTAACACAGGTTCTGAAACGAGTGCCATGCCCATCACCATCGGTTGCAGCGTGAGCCAGTTCATGTACCAGCACAGCAAACACGTCAACCTGATCATCAACGGTCGGCGAGATCAAGATCTCGTGGCTGCCGTCACTGCTTGCGCTTGGACTCCAATGCTCACCTATACGAGCGTTGTTTGCCTTAGCCCTTGATGATGGGAACCCACAGGTCACCCGGATTTTGTCAGGCAATGGGAATGAAACAGAATCAAACACCGGGCGCAGTTCTGAAACAGCCGCATCCAGCCAGTCCTCACGATTTTTGTGGTTGTTCATTTTATCTCTCCAGATTAGTTGGGAAGGACTTCCCCCAATGCCCATGAGGGCATTAGGTGACACCCTAAATTGACCCCCAGAATGAGTGCTGCTTGATCTTCCATTTTTCGATAACAGGCTTGCCATATTGATCTTCATCAATGCAGACATAGGCTACAGTCTTCTTGACGTTGCCAAACCTGACTGACCCATCGCCTACCGCAATTTCATGAGTGAATCCATTCTGCAAGCCCCAGTTATCCACGCAAATCCTGTAATCAAAGTGTTTATTGAATTCACAATTTCTGAACTCACCAATTTGCTTGCTGTCTGCATCCTTAAAATATCCCATGTCATCTCTCCAGTTAGTTGGGAAGGATTTCCCGCTATACCCATAAGGGCATAACGTGACACCCTCGTGTCACTCAAAGAGCAGGTTTCAACCTAGATTCGCACTCGTCACGACCGTCCAGTGTCGGAGTCAAAGCGGTTCATAACTGACCTCATCCCGTTCGTAGTCTCCCGACTACTACTAGTCTTGCCAGTCCAGCGGCAGCACCCCGCTGGTGGTTCAACTTACTTAAAACATACAACGAAACCGAATTATGGGGTGGTTTAAACATGCTAGCAAGCTTTTTGAGTTAAACAGTTGCATCTAAATGACAAGCCATTGATTACAAGCTGTTCTTAGTTTTGGCTAAAAGAGAACAAATAGATGAAATCGAGGGCTGTGAGGGTTGAACAGCGAAGCGATACGACATGATCTACTTGAATTCATGTCGGGACATTATCTAGGGCAATTAATGACGTAGAGATAACAAACAGAGGGCATGAGACTGGACATTGTCAGGGACAAATAGTCGCTACAAAGTACTGCACTTGACACGAGCCGTATAAACAACGAGCGTGATAGCTCATGAGTGATGCTATGAGTACAACGATGAGTATGCAAGCATGGCAATACGAGCCAATGACTATCAATAAGGACACGATAATGACCAACCCAGAACAAATAAGAATGACAGATTCAGGTGCTATCAGATTGACAGATGATGACAGTAGCATCGGAGGAGGAGGCGCTCTTCAATGCGAAGCAGAACAGCAAACCGATGTAAGAGTAAACAAGAAGAGAACTAACAGAGGCAGTAAAGAAAAGGATTCTAGTTCAGCCCTTACCAGTACTAAGAAGCCGCTCACCAGACTCACTGCTAATCAGAGAGCATTCGCAGAACATCTAGCCGCAGGCATGAACCAGACAGAGGCTTATATAAAGGCATACAACGTACGAACAACGAATCGGAATGTCATCTCGATCAATGCAAGTCGGCTGGCACGAGACAACAGAATCAGTATGCTACTAGAGTCGTTCACAGACTCAATAGCCGAGCGGGTTGTAGAGGATTCAGTGAAGACCCGGAGGTTCATACTCGAAGAGTTACACGGTCATGCTAGTAATGCAAAGACTGCCACTGAGAAGCTGAGAGCATTAGAACTAATGGGCAGAGCGATTGGAATGTTCACTGACAAAGTAGAGACCAAGACAGAAGCCATTAGCACTGAGCAACTGAAGAGGGAACTACGCAGCCATCTAGTATTGTTAGACAACGTCAGACCAATGAAGACAGTAGAGATCATCGCTGAAGACGCAGTCTGTTTAAACGATAATGACCTGTAGAACGAGCAACAGAGCCATTCTCCGACCCCACGGTGGTGGTATGCACCTGTGGTGAGCGGGGACTCCCCTCCGTCTATACGCTATGATCCACTCCTTCTATTCTCTATTTTTTATCTCTTACGAACATTTGTTCTCATCTCCGTAGGGGGGGGGTATATTATATTTTTCAGTGGCTTGACACGAACACTTGTTCTCACTACTATTCATAGTAGCTACAGAAGCTGCTCCAGCAGCGTATATACATTTCCTGTAGCGCAATAAGTAGCGCATATGGAGGCTAAGATGAAACGGCTATTGATTATGTTGTTGGTAGGGGTAGGTATATACACAGGAATGGTAATGGCTAATACAGATGCCTTTGTATGTGTTCCTGATGGCAGGGGTGGTATGTGCTGCTGGGAGACCACAGTAGAAGGTCCGTTTAGACCTGTTTCTTGCTAGAGTGGGAAACAAGGGCAGATAAAGAGCTAAAAGCTCTGGGGTAAGTGGGAAATAGTTTCGATGGCTCACGGGCTGGTATGAACAGGAGTGGGAAATGGATGAAGATTATGATGTAGTGACTGACGTTCTAAAGAAGCATCTTAATGTTCTTTTGGAAATGATTAACTCCAATGCAGAGCAAGGTATGTTTAATGGAATGGATCAAATCAGACTGGATCAGATAAATCAGCTAGACCGAGCGATAAGGATGTGGAGAGATGGAAAAGACATTTAACTTGGATGACTTCTCAGTACGGTTTAAGTTTGACCTAGATAGACCGTATGAGGGCATTAAGGCGTTCTGGGAGCCTCGTATACCTAACGAGGCAGAGATGCATCATCTGCTTCCTCTGTACATGGACGTTAGGACGAAGTATGTTGTATCGTTGATAGTGCAACACCCAAGCGTAATAGACGGACTTACATCTAACTGGAGTGCGACATGAAACAAAGTGAGTGTGAAACATGACATGGACCGTAGAGCTTCATATACACAACCTCACTGAGTACAACATAGACGTTGTTAACAACGATGTAGGTGTTGTTGGGGTAATACCTCCTCAAGGCAACTTCAATTGGTCCACTCAAGACCCTAACAATGCTGACGCATTGAGGTTCTGGATAATTCCTAATGAGTTCTACATGCAGGGTGGGGTTAACTTTGGACCAGATGCAGGGGTCTATATAGACAGGGGCTGGATGGAAGACCAGAGTATAGAATTGACCGGTGATGTTAATGGTCATCAGTTTGTCCAGAATGGGAATGGAGGGGCAGAGATAGTTCCTTGGAACGGCTTTGAGGGTGGCGGGACTATCAACATGGTCTTTACCTCAGTTTGAGCTATCCGTTTATAACTGACGCTATAGAACCCTTTGCCTGTGTAGAGGTGTTCTCTCCTGAAGAATGTAAGGAGATCATTCAAATAGGGCAGAAGGACTTAAAAGAGGCGTTGGTATTGGCTGCTAATGGAGAGTCTGAGTCTCATGAGATTAGAGAATGCCTTACAAGTTTCATTTCTCCCTCTAGGGGAGAATGGGTCTATAAGAGGCTAAGTTCTGCGGCTCAGGGGCTTAATGATAGGTTCTTTGGGTTCGATCTGTTTGGCTTCGCCGAAGATCTCCAGTTCACCCAGTACGAGGTAGGTGGTAGATATGATACCCATATGGACTGCATCTATCATGGGCGCATCAGGAAGCTCTCCATCTCCGTCCAGCTTGGTGAGGACTATGAAGGTGGTAACTTAGTGGTTAATTATGGGTCTGACCTAGTCATGCCCAAGACAACGGGGATGGCAATAGCCTTTCCTAGCACCGCTCTACACAGCGTACAGCCAGTAACAAAAGGCACAAGGTACAGCCTAGTAGGATGGATAACAGGACCAAGATTCAAATGACAAACAAGCAGCTAGAGATTCTAGAGTTCGTCCAGTCCTTTATAAAGACCAAGGGCTTTGCTCCATCCCTGCAGGATATCGCATCTGGTCTGGGGCTGAAGTCTAGGTCAAATATCCACAGACATATCCACATCCTAGAGCAAGAGGGGCGAATTAACATGAAGCCCCATAAGTTCAGGACAATCAGAATAGCCCCATCATTGGACGAGATGTTGTCTATATGAAAGAGTGTGGAACATGAGTGACCTCCTGACCAGAGAAGAGATCACTGGTTACCTGAGTATCCTTGATACCCTGCCTGCTGGTTCCCCGGACATAGAGAAGATAGATCAGCTATTCAAGGCAGATAAGAAAGAACGCTGCAGGCAGAACTTCCTGCCCTTTGTCCGCCAGATGTGGGGAGCATTCATCCCCGGCAAGCATCATCAGATCATGGCAGATGCCTTTGAAAGAGTCGCAAGAGGAGAACTCAAGCGGCTGATCATCAACATGCCGCCTCGTCATACAAAGTCTGAATTTGCTTCCTTTCTATTTCCTTCTTGGTTTCTGGGTTTGTACCCAGAAAAGAAGATCATCCAAACAGCCCATACCGCAGAACTCGCCGTGGGGTTTGGTCGGAAGGTCAGAAACTTGGTAGGGTCTGCTGATTATCAAGAGGTCTTCTCGACCAAGCTCCAGTCGGACAGCAAAGCAGCCGGTCGCTGGAATACAAACAAAGGCGGGGATTATTTTGCTATTGGGGTTGGGGGTGCGGTAACAGGTAAAGGGGCAGATGTCCTTATCATCGATGACCCTCATTCAGAACAGGAAGCAATGCAAGGAACCCCGCAGGTGTATGATCGGGTATTCGAGTGGTATTCATCCGGTCCTAGACAGCGCCTGCAGCCCGGGGGGGCAATAGTGATCGTCATGTGTATGGTTGGAAGCACCCGTGTGCTTCTATCTGACGGGACAGAAAAGCCATTACGGGATATTTGTATTGGGGATTTGGTAGCAACCTATGAAGATGGAGTACTTGCCACAGCCAAGATAAACAATTGGCAGTCAAGTGGTATTGATTCCATATATACAGTAAAAACGCAATCTGGCAGAATACTTCAAGCAAACGCGAGGCATCCGTTTCTTGTTGATTTTTCTGGAGGGCGCAAATGGATTCAACTGAAAGACCTAAAGCCGAATATGTCGCTTGTAGCATTGAAGGCTGCAACAGACCCGCTAGATCTCAAACAATACCCGGACTCTGCTCTGCTTGCCAAGCAAGAAGAAGTTACCATAAGAAGAACCCGGAAGCCCCGTACCGTCCAATCGGGCATCATGGGAAATGGAAAGGAAAAGACTGCTGGCACTGCAATTCCCACCCTGCTAAAGCCAAAGGATTATGTGGTTACTGCTATTCAAAACAGTACCCTCCAGAAAAGCCAACGCCAGAGAAAAACAGAGCGCGGCGCATTAAGCATAGGTACGGAATTACAGGTGAGGAGTATGACCGCATGGTTGCGGAGCGCGGCAACCTGTGCGATGTCTGTGGGGAGCCACCTTCTACAAAAAATACAAGGGCGCATTGGAACGGTAAGCTATGTATCGACCATGACCATGCCACCGGAGTTGTCAGAGGATTGCTCTGCAATGACTGCAACCTTGCCGTTGGATATGGCAAAACACCAGAAAAATTACAACGAGCCGCTGAATACCTACAGC